GCCGAGATGCGTGAGATGCAGAACAAGATTGACTCTCTGCGTGAGGAGAACAGCACCTTCAAGTCTTCTGCTATGACCTCTCAGATTGTAGGTCAGGCGGTGGCTCCTATCAATGCGGTATTGGCAGGCTTGCAGAACGAGGTGGCTGGTATCAAGTGTAAGTTGCCTGAGACCGTGACCACTCCTTACAGCCCATTCACTGCGGTCCCTAACTGCGTGGCTTATCAGGCTGGCTTGTATGGGCTGAATGCTGCCAACAATGCAGGATTCTGGGGTTAAGAAAGGAGGCCGCTATGTTATGGTTAAGACCTTATACATGGGTGAATCGTAACGGTTCGGCAGCTATCGCTTCTACTGGCGTGAAGGTGAATACTGCCGATGTGGTGTTCACCTTCAAGAACCACGCCTTCGTGAATGCCAACTACAGAGGAACGATTTTCGTGAACCTGAAGCAGGCTATTCCGACTGGAACGGCTGGTACGCTGCCTATCCTTTTCGAGACCAACGGAGTGACACAGGCTGTGAGCAAGTTCAATGGTGAGGCATTGACGGTTGCAGACGTGCCTGGGACCGGAGTGGTTCAGCTCTGGTTTGAGAGAGATACTAACACCCTTCAACTGATGACGGGTATTGTTTAACAAACAGAATAGATAATAGGAGATTACATTATGTTTCAAGGACTACGAACAAATTCCTTATTTTACGTCCTCGACAAGGGTGAAAACCCGAATTTGCGAATCGGTCAGGTGGTTTCAGTAAGCAACCCTCAGACGAAATATCCTACCTTTAACAACGGCTTTACTCCTCAACCTATGGAAACTGTGGTTGACGTGAAGGTGAAGCTGGGTGACGAGGAAGTGGATTTCAAGCAACTGCCAGCAAACGGACAGATAGCCAACGACAAGAACCTTGTGGTTAGCGACAACAAGGATGCCATGAGTGCCGAGGTGGATGCTATGCTGAGACGGTCTAAGGCGATACTGGAGAGCGTAGATTACAACAAGAGGGTAGTAGAATCTTGTGAGGGAATGCTACAGCAACTCAACCCCCAGATAGCCAAGGAGAAGGAACAGACCGAGAAAATCAACAAACTGGAAGGTAAAGTTTCAGGCATTGAGGGCAAGATTGACAAGATGATGGGATGGCTCCAGCAGACCATGAGCAAGTAATCTCCTACCTATCTATTCACTTTAATATCTTATAGCTATGGTAATGATTGAGATTACAGAAGATAAGTTCGATGATTTGTATGACAACATCGAGTCTATGCTTGGTTTTGGCAGCAAGGCTATGTCTTGTCTGAAAAAGATGAAGCAGGAGCGTATGGGTGAACGTATGCCTGATTATCGTGACGATTGGAGAAGGGAGCGTGAGGAACGTGAAGAGCGTGAGAACAGACGTAGATTCAACAACGTCAACGATGATTGGAACTACCCGAACCGCTATGGCGAAAGAGGTGGTGGCGGCTACAATGGTGGCGGTCGCTAATGTTTAACTTGGGAGTTTTGGTAGCGACATTTATGTCGGGACCAGACTCCCTTTAATATTCAGCAATATGGGAAAATGCAGGATGCCATTGGATATGTATGACCTCAAACCCGAGGCAATGGTTGCCTATCTCAGATACAATGGCTATCATTTCAGTAAGAAGATGTGCGAGTGGGCGGTAGGTCAGATGTATAAGTATGATCCTTCCGTCAAGCGTGATGTAAGAGTATCGTTTTGGGATAAGGAGAAGGTGGATGCCTTGCTGCTTGGTCAGGGTATAGAGGTAAAGAATAAGGTTGGCTACGACCATGTATATGTGGCGAATATGGCGAGGGCAGACTTCTACAAGTCTTCCATCAAGGACGAGGAGCAGTTGGCCCAGTTTATCAAGGACATGGTGGATGATGCCGACCAGAAGGACGGTTTTATCTTCAACAGATTCTATGCCGACTGTTGCCACAATGGTGTGCCTATCCCTTGGGAAGATGTGCTATGATCAGGAGAGTAATACGACTTCCGAAGTACGAATGGAGCATAGTATGTTTCATAGGTTATCAGCCAGATGATGCCGATGAGATATGCCATGCTCTTTCTGATATAGGCTGTAACGGAAATCCGTTATCGGAGGCCTACGAACATCTGTCTTTGTCGAGTGGAGATAGGGGACTTACCTATTCCAACCTATCAGAAAGAAGGAGTGTGCTTGCCATCGGGAAATGTGAAGCTGATGGTAGCATCATCAATACTATCGGGCATGAGCTTCTTCATGTTGTAGCGCATATCTGCGAGCAGGACGGAATAGATATGATGAGCGAAGAGCCATGCTATATCATGGGGAGTCTTTGCGAGCAGTTCTTCCAGGCAGTGCAACAATAAAAAAGATAGGTAAAATTTAATCTACCTATCTTTTTTATCTGTAAAGCGGTTTGCTATTATTGTTGCCACAACAAAATATGAATAACAGAACCTACTATTATCACAAAAGAGTATCTGATAATATCTTCCCATTCAAATCGAGAGAGATGGTAGTGCTTGTACTGGTAATATTCCCTTACTACCAAGATAGGCAAAGCAAATAAACCAATAACAATACCAGCTATAAGCCATACAATCAGACCTTGAAGGTCTCGTATATTAAAGGTTGATAACCGTTTCAGAAAGTTTCTCATTGCTAAATACTAATTTTTTCACCACTAAAGACTTTCACATCTGCTGAACTTCCAAATCTTGTCTTAACGGCTCTGTTGCTTGTGCAATCCATCAAAACAGCATGATTGACAGATTTGTTTTCAACCTCAAAGCCAACTGGGTTGAGTGTGCTGTAGCCACTTACCCAAGATGGAATCTCTGTTTCTGTGCGAATGCTTTTACAGTTTTGGAATGTCGTATAACTATTCAATCCCATAGACCTTAAAGAATAATCTGCTTGTCCATAATTGTCTATTGCTACACAATCCTTAACCAAGCAATGTCCAACACCATCGTTTGACAAATTCTCAAATCCTGCTCTTTCAATACTTCTCCAAGCATTCTTTCTGAAAATGCATCCGATATAGTTGCTGTCACTACCAGCAACAGTACAACCAGAAACACCATTGTATTCCAAAAGGCTATCTTCTATAATAAAGCATCCAGCACCATGCTCTGATATACCATCATCCGAATTATCGTGAACCCAGCAATCCTTCATATAGACAAAAATGCCAGTTCTACTCATGCCAGTTCCATTATAATCTGTATCTATAAAGGACCCGCCAATAGGACTTGCTTTATAGCCACAGTTTAGTCCATCAGAAGAATTGCCACAAATCTCACAATTTACAATTTTGACATACTTAGATGAAGGAGATATACCAAATCCAGTTGAAGCATTACCTGGTATTCCGTATGTTATGCAGTTTTCTATTGTGCAATTTTCAACTCCCTCAACCTGAATCCTACCATAAGCAAAGTCAATGTTGCGTATAGTGACATCATGAGTAGGACCAATCAGTAAGTTTACATCATTGTTATGCCTGTAATCATCTTTTGGATTCCTGCCTATATAAACAGGACAGTTTTCAAGAGTTGTGCCATCCTTAATCGTAAAGTACATTTTATTAGCAGCAGTATCAATGTAGAATGAAGGCTTTGATGCAGATTTAATAGCATCTATACTGGTAACTCTGTATATTCTGCTACACATATTCATTCTATGAGTACGCTTATGATACAAAGCATTCATCTCAGAAGGGACAACAGCTGTATTTTCATCACTTGTACCATCCTGACATATCCAAACAGATGTAGTATAGATATATCCATTCTCTGCATCATTAATATTGTGTACATAAATCTTGTTTTCCTCGTCATACAAGTCAGCACTGGTTATGGCTTTTCCACCTACAAATCTTGTTCTACTGTCACCAATAATTGTTATTGGCTTGTAGATGGTAACAGTATCATCTACACCATTACCAGTAAGGTTTGCTGTGCAATTATCACTTACATTATAATCTCCTTTCGGAATTATCAGTGTGCCACCTTCTTTTGTTGCAATAATTGCATCATTCAATGTTGGGATGTCGTCAGACTTATGCCATGTCCAATTATCAAAAACATTAACAAGTCCTCTTACATTGCTCTCTACCCAAAGGTCTCTTCCATTCCATAGCTTGTTGGATAATCTGACAAATTTTCTATATTTATGAAACACAGATGCTGCGTTACCAAAACCTACTCTAAATGACCAAGGCTTACTCTTGTCAAGAGTACTGACATCTATTTCATAATAATCAAAATCTATAGAGAAAGTTCTAAATCTATCGTTATACTTAAAGGTATTCGGCACATTAATAGTATTAGTCCCGTCTGATACATATACACCGTGACCATATGGTCCACCTGTAAACTCCTTATTGCAAATATAGAAGTATAAGACATCTGAATTAATTTCCTTTATTTCAGATGCTGAAAGTTTAAACATCAAGAACCAACTACTATTTTCTATATTATATAAACTTCTTTTATTTCCACCATTATCTACTTGATGATTTCCACTTACACGGTTTTCTTTATCAGAACCAACACCAACTAATTCAATAAACCTTTGTTTTGCATAACTTTCAAAATTAACTTTTGATATATAATCAACGATTGTGTTTCTTTCTGGCTTCTTGTAGATTTCGAGAGAAACTATTGCATTATCTACACGAAGATAACAAGCACCTTCCCAATCATCAGAATAAACATCAAAGCACCAATTACCTTGGTCATCTTTGGTTGCATCTTTTTTTGACCAAGATTTTACTACTTCTTTATTCTTGTTCAAAAATCCTATACACACATCCACACTACCATAAGGATATGATTTACTCTTATAAATGACATGAATGGGGGCTTCTATAACGTAAAAAGTACCAGTGTCACTGGTTAAACCCTGCAATTTAGCTGTGGTTACGACTTTAGTTTCTTTTTCTGTGTATAAAGAATCTCTTACCGCTTTTAGTCTATCACTCACGGCTTTTTGAGACATTACCTTATCCTCAGACTTACCAGTTGTCTGAAGGATAGAAGTCTTATCTATCTTAGAACCTTGAAGTTCATCAACTGCACCTTGAACGGTAGCTGATACAAGTTGAGAGGATGTATTGTCATAGGTTACAGCAGTAGCTATATTGGCTCCACCAGAAACAGCAATACTCTTCAAAGACTCTGTAATCTGATCATCCCTTACATTGAGCTTCTTCATGTTCTCTTCCAAAGATATGTTCTTCTCATCTTGGGCAGACTTGTTGGCTGTAATCTGACTCTGATTGCTTTCTATCTGCTTTGTATGCTCAGATACAGTCTCATCCACATTCTGAATGTTCTCTATCAATTCCTCAGGAAGACCAGTGGCTGCGGCAATAGTCTGACGAAGCTCATTGTCTAACTTCTCTACACCAATCGTTCTATCCTTCAATTTATCTTTGGTTATGGAGTTTACCGCCAACTTCTCATTTGTGACACTTCCATCCTCCAGTTTCTCGCTGCTGATAGAACCATCTTTTATGTTGCCATTTCCTACAGAATCAGCAGCAATCTTTTCGTTGGTGATAGCACCATTCTTGATTTGCTGAGTCTCTATCTTATCCGTGGTATTCACCTTTCCATCAAGGGACTCTTTGATAGATTTACCAGTCTCTTCGTCCTTGATATACCTCGAATATGTCAGAGTCTCGTCTTTGCGTCCGCTAACAAGGATACTGTTGTACTTTTTACTTTCTGCCATATTATTCTTTAAGTTTAATTTGATATTCATTATCATCACCAGCTACCAGTTCGTCTGACCAGTAGTAGTAGAGGTCTCCCAATTTAGTAGTATTCAAAGAAGCCTCAAAACCACATTGACTAAAGACAAGCGGCTGTCGGCTTGCGAACCAGATGTATGGTTTTTCTTCCGTTGTTGCGATGGTTAGAGTCTGACCGACAAGCGTACCTTCGTACATTGTAAGGTCTGACATATTCAACTCACCCATATTCTTGGCTGCTGATGCGCCATAATAGCTTGCCTTTACAGTTCCGCTTGCCGTGATGGTAACATAACCCGATACGGCAGGAATGAACACCTTATGAGTAGTACTATTGTAATACTCGTCAGTAACATCTTTGCCATCCATAATAATCTTCACCTGACCGATGCTGAAACCTTCGATAGGCATGAACTCAGCCTCCAGTTTTTTGCCGTTTTTGACAGTTCCGTTAATCACGAAGTTCTCCTGATTTTCCACCATTTGAGTTTCGTCATTGATGGTGTAGCTGAACTTGGCGTTATCAACGATGAACGATACAGGGCAAGTTGACTGATTGCTGGTCACGATGTAGTAGCGAAGATTGAATAAGCCAGTATGCTCGCCTTCTGTAACACCGATAGGAACATTACTCATCGAGTTATGCTCAACGATTCTCAGAAGGTTGCGCTCAATACTGACCATTTCGCTACCATCATACTTCCATGACACCCTGACGTTGTAATTACCACAATCAAGGGATGAAGGAATGTCGCATATCAGTACGTTGCCTTGGATTCCTGCCACTTGTACTGGAACGGAAATCACATCACAGCAAAAGCCCGACAACTCAACCTTGATGTCGGTAGCCAGATTCATATCGAAGTCAACGAGTCTTTGGAACTCTTTCGATACGTCCATCTTCCGCACCAAGATGTGCATTTTAAAACTATTACCTTTAACTATTTTATAAATCATATACGTATATTATTAATATATAAGCAAAGATAGGCAGAATTTAATCTACCTATCTCTTATCCGTTAACCTTACTAAATCAAGCCTTTCCATCTGAGGAACTTGCGCTTACGGCTCTCCTTACCCTTCTTGCTATTGCAGTTGGTATGGTAGACACAATCCCTGAACAAGTCTCTGACCTTCATGTCGTTGTCAACCAGTTTTGTTCTCTTGAACGTCTCGAAGAGGGAGCGGTTCATGATCATCAGGTTGCCCTTCTGTGTGGGAAGAACATAGAAGATTTCGCCATTGTTCTTCTTAGATGCGTAGTCAGCCTTGGCCGTAGCTTGGCGGTACATGATTTCGCACTTGATGCGCTTGAAAATCTTTGTTACTTTCATAATCGTAATTATTAATTGTTAGAAACTATATGATGGTCGCTGCCGAAACAGAAACCTTTCTTGTCATTACTCTTGCCTTATACTCTATCATCTTAGGCATTTCCATTTCATTGAAACAGATGTGGAGTCCGATGGCTCTGGTCATAAGCAAATCATCGTGCTTACCATCTGCCGCCTCATATACCGTTCCATTCTTCTCGTAGGTGAGATATTCGTCCAGGCATCTATCGTCACGCTCCACATAGAGTTGTTCACGGATAACCTGAACCAATACAGAGATAACCATTGGCTTGGTTGCCACATTGGTATGGAATCCGTACTTCACTGGGACCTTGTTCTTGATGTCCGACTCACTCTGCTTGCGAGCATAGAGGTTGTCATATACACCCTTGATTTGATTCAGGATGAACTCAGACTGGTCACCACCTTCCAAGATATGCTCCTTGTCTTTCGTCTCCAAGGTGTTGGACTCAATGACCAAAAGAGCATCATTGTAGTATTTGGCTATCTGAGCCGCCTTCCACGCCAGCAAGTCCATATCAATGTGGCCATACCATTGCGCTACCACATACGGCTTGCCGCCTTCCATCATCCAATAGCGGTCGAATACACAGATAACAGACCAGTCGGCATTCTTGCTACGTCCACCAATATCCACTACGACCAGATAGCGGTTGATCACCTTGCAATCATCAAAGGTCTCGGGTTTGCTCCATATCCACAACTGCCCCTGCTTGTCTTCACAGAATCGGACATTCTGCATACACTTCTTACCCTTATATCCGTCACCATAAACATCGCCGATGAACTTAGGCGCACGGCACCCCTTGCGGAACTTGTCAACCTTATCTTCGGCAAACACCTTGGCTCCCGAATGCTTGAAAGCCTCAATATCATCGGTAGGGTAACCAGCAGCCATATCGGCATGGTCGGTGAACTTCTTGCGCTCGGCAATATACCAGTTGATGGCTTCGAGTGGAGCACCCAGCATCCATAGTTTCCAAAGATACGTGCCAGGCTCTTCTCGGTCGGACATCGTGTTGGTATTATTGCGGTTCTCGTATAGCCATTTGGCAAACTCCGTCTTCTGTTTCTTGCTCTCAAATTCAAGATGATACATATCGTATATCTCGTACCAAGGAACAAAGAAAGGTTCAAACTGAGATTCACCCTTGACCGCAGCAAGCCATTCCTTGTGGAAGAAGTTGCCAGTACCATTGGCGGTGGATTCATAGGCAATCATCGTGTATGGTCGGTACAAGATACCATTGGTGGCATTCTGCACCACCTCCTCAGGAGACTTACCATCTGTCTTCTTCCACAAACCCACCTCGGAAAGGTGAACTAAGTTGTAGTCTTCACCATTTGCAGACAGCGGTCGTTCCATGGAACCCACCTTAATCTTGCAGAATCGCTGAGGAACCTTCTTTACATTACCTGATGTTCCGACACCCACAAACTTCGGCTCGTTCTCAGAGAACGCCTCACCCATATCGTAGAGGAACTTGGTGGGGAAGTTTTTCAGAGCTTCCTCGAACATACCTCGGATGGTCTCTGCCGTGTCCTTGACCTGAGCAACGATGAGCGAGTTGAGGCCCTTCTGCCACATGAGTTGCAGCCAGAGGAAGTACATCTGGATAACCGTAGAGCCACCCCATTGTCTTGCTTTCAGCAGGATGAGACGGATAGGGCGATTCTTCTTTCTTCGTTCCTCCAGCCACCTGAGCAATCTTCGCTGTGGTCTTCTCAGTACAAAACGGAAGGGAAGACCTCCACCTTTTGGTTTGATATAGATGAACGTAGCAAAGAAGAAGAATGGGTCATGTTTCATTCTGATGCGAGTAAACTGCTCCACCAGTTGCTCCATTTCTTCCTCTATGTTGTATGGCTCGTCTATATCCTTGTGCAGTTCCTCGATTACCGCCTTGCAGCTACCGAACTCGATGAGCATCTTGATGAGTGGAATCTTCTTCATCGAGACAGGAAGCTGCTGGTTTTGAATCGGGAAATCAGGAAGGGAAAGCGCAAACCGCTTATCCCCACACCCTTCACCCTTGATAGGATTGAAAGGTGTGTTGATTTTCTTTATTCGTTTCTCGTTCTCTTTCAGGATGCTCTGTGCATGCCTGTCAAGTGTATCAGTCAGTTTTACTTGTCTTGGCATAGCGGTGCATTAAGATAACCCCACAACAGACCAAGTACATAGCAATAGATGTGGACTCCAACTGCCATGCAAGGGAAGAAGATTCCAACACAGATATATAGGAGAATGGTGAGATTGTATCTTACCTTATTCTCCACATAGGGGGCTATAAAGCCCATGTAAGCATAGATAAAACCGCTGAGACCGATGATTGGTGCGGATGATGCAAAAGGATAGCTTACGGCTATGAGATAGAATGCCAACATGTGGCCGATACCACAAGGGATGGCTCGGTAACATTGGTGGAAGACGTAAAGGTTGACGGCTGCATGAAAGATGTTCTGATGATAGAAAGGGTAGCTTAGTCGGTTCTGAATAGAACAACCCTCAAAGAGACCCATGCCTTCATATCCTATGAGTGTGATACATGATATTATAACGTATCCTGTATAAAGTGCAATTTTCTCTGGCGAAGTTCGTAGCATCTCTTCTTCTCCTCCTTCCTCACCCGATGAAGTATGACGTGCATAGATTTAGGAGTGAGATAGAAACTCGGTGCTTCCTGGTTACACACATGCCATATTACATCCATCTTTGTGAGAGAAGGATGCTCCTTTGAATAAATCTTGAATCTACGGAAAATCTCCTGAAACATCTCTCTTTTCTGAGAGTTCATATTGCTGATGGACTTACCGTTGAGCATATTGAGAATAACGTTGTATGCCCGATCTACCGAAACCCAAAAGCGTTTGCTCGGAGATTGCAGCAGTCTTCGCTCAATCTCCAAGAGGCCGATATTGTCTCTTACCGATATAACTTCCTTGTAAGCCCTCAATATGTCAGCATCACGTTCCTTTGTAAAGTCACATCGTGAGCCTTTATGTTTCATGTACTTATGATGCAAAGATACAAAAATGTATTGAAATAACCAAATTAATCGGATACGATTAAGCATAGTTAACGGATAAGATTAATAATAATCTGAAAAGCGTTACTTTTGGACATTGATTTATAAATTTATACATATATATATGGACGAAAATACAAATACAGAGCAGAATGCTGGTGCTGCAAAACAGCAAGACACCAAGACCAAGAGAGACTTGGCTTTGGAGCGATTGAAGACCCGACACCCTGATACGGAGTATGCGGATGATGAAGCTATGTATGGCGCAATCAATGACGATTACGATGCCGACCAGAAGGCCTTGCAGGGTTACAAGGATAACGAGAAGGCGATGGGCGAGTGGCTTGGCAGCGACCCCGAGGCAGCCGCCTTCCTTCAAGCGATGAAGGCAGGCAAGAGTCCTTACGCAGAGTTGATTCGCACGCATGGCGAGGATGCCATAGACTACTATTCAGACCCAGACAATGCGGACGAGATTGCATCGGCTCAGTCGGAGTTCCTGAAGAATGCCGCCAATGGCAAGAAGTTGCAGGAGGAGTACGACAAGAACATGCCATCCAGCTATGAAGTCTTCGACAAACTGGAAGAGAAGTATGGTGAGGAAGCGGTAAACGAAGCCATCGACCAGTGCTTTCAGACAATGCGCAATGTGGTGACAGGCAAGTTTACAGAGGAGATGATTACCGCATTCATCAAGGCAAAGAACCATGATACCGATGTGGCCGATGCCGCTCACGAAGGCGAGGTTCGTGGCAAGAACAGCAAGCACGTCAAGAACTTGGAGCTTCGCAAGAAGGGCGATGGCACTGCCGAACTTGATTCCGCCAACGCAGAGACCAAGCCAACGGATAACCAGCCAGACCTTGGTGCGCTTGGCAGGGTATCACGCAGAGGAAACATCTGGGATCGTGGTCACGAGAAAAGAACACGTATTCGATAATGCGATAAGGTAAAAATATAATTTATATGTTTAATTAATATTCAGAATAACAATGAAGAAAAGTACATTTAATCGGCTGCTTTCCATTTTTCTGATGGTAATGGCGGTTATTTTTGGTGTAAATGGTCAGGTCATCATGGCTGAGGCGGCTCTGCCTGATGGCGGTACGACCGAAAGTGGACATGCCGCTGAGGCTGGCGGTGCTACTGCTGCCGATGAAGCTGGCAATGGTGGTGCGGCTCGTCAGGATGACGGTATAGCAACCGAAGGCAAAGGTCGAGAACACTACAACGAAAAAGGCACGGAGTTCTACGAGAACGACATCAACGACAAGATTACCAAGATTCGTCCGATGGCCACTCCTGTGGACCAGATTTCACGTTATGCGACAACCAAGTCAGCCAGTTCGTTTGTAGTAGAATACTGGAGTATCGGTACACGTCCTATCAAGACCACCGTGAAGGAAACAACCGTAGAGAGTACAGGCACCTCTATGGTGTTGAAGGTTGAGGACCCCGAAATGTTTACACTGGATGATACCATCCGAGTGGTAGGAGTCAAGGCGATTACCAACTACAAGAATCAGGCTTACGCAGACCTTACCGACGAACCAACTCCTGATTTGGAACTCTGTGTTTGCGGCAAGGATAACGAGGGTTATCCTATCGTGTATGCAGTAAATGGCAAATTGGTTAGTAAGCAGCCTATTGGTATTCCAGCCTTACAGAAAGGACAGAAGCTCATCCGTATGGCGAAGAGTTGCGGTGAGTTGGACGTACAGACAGGTCGTTTCAACAACCTTCCTGCTTCTGAGATTCAGTACTGCCAGAACTTCATGATCCAAATTGAGGAGAGTACCTTCAATAAGATTGCCGCTAAGCGAGTAGACTGGGACTTCTCAGACATCGAAGAGGACAGCATCTACGATATGCGTCTTGCCATGGAGGGCACTTACCTCTTTGGCGATATGGGCTGTATCAAACATACCACCAAGAACAACTCAGCCCAGTGGTTTACCAAGGGTATCTGGTGGATGGCTGGCAAGGACATCGAGGTAGGTCATGTTGCTACAGCTGATGACATGAAGAAGGGCTACAACAAGAACGAGCGAGTGATTACCGACTTGGAGTTGGTCGACATTTCCAAGGACTTGTTTGTTGGTACAGGTATCGGCAACAAGCGCAAGGTGATTATCGCTGGTTCAGACTTCGTGAGCGCATTCAGTAAGATTGATTCTGACAAGTTCCGCTTGAAGGACACCGTAGAGGTTTGGGACCTGAAGTTCAAGAGTTGGGAGACCGACTTCGGTGAGGTGCTGATGATTCACTCAGAGCTGTTCGACCTCTTTGATATGAGTGACTGCGGTTTCGCCCTTGACCCAGAGTTCCTGGTTAAGCGAGTACACTTGTCTTGGACACGAAACGTACTCGACCTGAAGAAGGCTGGTATTCGCAACACCGATGCAGTAGTTATTCAGGAGGTTGCCTGTCTCTACTTGAAGTACCCTAAGGCACACGCTCGTATGCGTCTTGCTGCCGTGTCTACCGCAGAAGGTACATCTGACACTGGCGAGGACAAGGACACCAATGTCTAAAAGCAAGTAGATTTACAGATAGTCATTAAATAGTGAGGGGTGTGGGCACTTGCCCCATCCCTTTTTTAGTAACACATATATAATAAGATATAATCATGTTTAAGAAATATCAAGCAGGTACAGATTTAGCATTTAGTGTCATGGTAGGCGATGAGAGAATGCGTATTATTTTCGAGGGCAAGACCATGGGCTGTAGTGTCTATATGACAAGAGACCCAAAGGTACAGAAGGCCATCGAGTCCCACTATTGGTACAAAGACAAATTCTTCTTGGTAGAGAGTGTTGACGAGAAGAAGGAAGCTGCGGAGGCTAAGAAGAAGGCCGCTGCCAAGGCAAAGAAGAAAGTGGCTGATGAGAAGAAGACCCACGTAGTGACAGACGTTGAGGATGCCAAGGACTATTTAGCTGAGGCCTTTGGAGTAAGCCGTTCCAAGATGAAGACCAAGGAAGACATCTTGGCCATCGCCAAGGAAAAGGGTGTTGAATTAGAAGGACTGGAGTAATGGTAGAATATGCTGTATCTGATTTAGTGAAAGAGGTAAAGGTGCTCTTGGATAGAAACCAAGAGTCTGCTGGCTTGCTGACTCCTGATGATACTGATACGCTCTCGCAAGCGGAACTTATTGAGAGTAAAATCGTAGATGCAGCAAGTATAATTCTTTCTGATGCTCCTGAAGATATGGTGGAAGGTACTGCGTGTACGAATGCAGTGACATGGGAGGATAGCAATGGTTATTATGTAGGTAAGATGATATTGCCTATTGATATGCTGAGAATCCTATCGGTAAAAGCGGAAGACTGGACACGTTCTGCAACAATCATATCCGAGAGCGATGATGCCTACAAGTATCAGAACTGTAAATATGGTGTCAGGGGAAACCCTGAGCGACCGATTGCGGCTATCGTACATACGACTAATGGCAAAAGTATTGAACTATACACAAGCAAGAAGCAGAATGCTACGTTGGCATTTATCTATGTACAAGTTCCATCTGTCACTACAGAAAAGAAAATCATGCTGCCTTCCATCTTGAAGGACTCCATCATATATATGGCTGGCTATCTTACTTGCATCAGTCTTGGCGATACCGACACCGCAAGCGGATTCCTCGGAGTGGCCAGAAAACTGGCGCATATTGTTGAACCTACGACAACATAAATTATGGCAAAGAAGAAAGAAGAAACAAAACTGCTATCATTGAGCAGGGTGCTTGACAAAGAAGAACTGGACAGCGTGAAAGCATCCAAGAACCGATTTGACAAGCCATACGAGCGTGCCTTCTCTATCTTGCTGGAGGCTCAGCGATACTACAACAACATGGATAACTTCCGAAAGCGAAGACTGAGAAACAAGCGATACTGCTATGGGGATCAGTGGGGCGATACCATTACGTTCAAAAATAAGTGTGGCTTCAAAAAACGTATCAAGGAGGAAGACTATATCCGTGAGCAGGGCAGCGAGCCATTAAAGAGCAACCTTATCAGAAGATTGGTGAAAAACGTGCTGGGAGTATATCGCTCACAGAGCAAGGAGCCAACGTGTAACGCAAGAGATAAGGACGAGAAGCGATATGGCGAGACCATGAGTGTGGTGCTGCAATGTAACCGACAACTGAACCGAGAGTCGGAACTGGATGCCCGAACCATGGAAGAGTTTCTGATAAGCGGTGCTGCTATCTATAAGAAAAAATACGGATGGCGAAGAGGTAGGTTGGATTGCTGGACGGACTACGTGAACCCGAACAATTTCATCATAGACAACAATATGAGGGATTTCCGTGGTTGGGACGTGAGTTTCTTGGGCGAGGTTCACGACATCACCATCGGCAACGTGCTGAGAGAGTTTGCCAAATCTCCTGCTGAGGCTCGTAAGTTGAAGGAGATTTACAGACTTGCCGCTAACAGAGATTTCGTGATTGCGGACTGCACTCAGCGATTCGGTGAGTTCGACCCTAAGACCATCGACTTCATGAACCCTGCAAACCCTTCGCTCTGCCGAGTAATTGAGGTTTGGCGCAAGGAGAGTAAACCGAGATACCGATGCCACGACTACAACAATGGCGATGATTTCAAGATTGATATTGAGGATAAGCCTGACATTGTAGATGCCGAGAATAGAGATAGATTGCGTAGAGGTCTGGCTGCTGGTATGATGGAAGAGGATATTCCTCTGATTGAAGATGAGTGGTTCATGGATGACTACTGGCATTTCTATTACCTTTCACCATTCGGTGATATACTGAGAGAGGGCGAGACCCCTTATGCGCATGGCGAGCATCCATACTGCTTTAAGTTCTATCCATTCATTGACGGAGAGATTCACAGCTTCGTGGAAGATGTGATTGACCAGCAGAGATACGTGAACCGACTTATCACGATGTACGACTTCATTATGAGGGCGAGTGCCAAGGGCGTGCTGCTCTGTCCCGATGATTGTCTGCCTGACGATATGAGTTGGGATGATTTCTGCGATGAGTGGAGTAGGTTTAATGGAGTGGTGAGATACAAGCCAAACACAAGCGGTCAGGTTCCTCAGCAAGTGGCGAACAACTCTACGAACATAGGCATCGGTGATTTGCTCAGCTATCAGTTGAAGTTCTTTGAGGATATATCAGGAGTGACAGGAGCGTTGCAAGGAAAGCAAGGAGCATCAGGAACGAGCGGTTCGCTCTATGCCCAGCAGACACAGAATGCTACCATGTCGCTGCTTGATATATTGGAAAGTTTCAGTCAGTTTGTCATTGACGGTGCGTACAAGACAGTGAAGAACATGCAGCAGTACTATGACGTGGCCCGCAACTTCAATATTGTAGGCAGGGCGGGGCAGATTGTCCGCTACGATCCTAAGAAGATACGAGACGTGGAGTTTGACATCAATATCACAGAAAGTACGGCTACACCAGTATATAGACAGATGGCCAACGAGTTCCTTATGACCTTGTGGCAGAATCAGGCTATCACGCTGGAGCAGTTGCTGCAAGTAGGAGATTTCCCATTTGGCGAGGAGCTGTTGCAATCGGTAGCATCCAACCAGCAAGCCATTCAGAATGGCGAGACTCCACAAGGATTCTCTCCTCAGTTGCAAGCACAAGTGGCTCAGGTATCACAGAGCAATCCGAAGGCCCAGGCGATGCTACAGCAAATGATGAGTGGGCAGGGAGTGAGTCCAGACGGACAGACCCCACCGCTTGCAGCTTAATTCAGTTATTCATTAAATAGATAATAGTATGATAGCAGACAAACCAAGCGACAACGAATGGTATGGCAACGGAAAACCCGATACCAGCCAAGGCAGCAATCCCAATAACGGAATAGCTACGGAGACCAAAGGCAGGGAAGCTAAGCCCGAACTTTATGAGAATGATGTATTCGGCAAGGTGTCGAAACGCAAGAAGAACGACATCTGGGCGAGGGGCAAAGAGAAACGAACCAGATTTAAGGACGAATAAAGAAAGGAGGTGTTTTTATCGTAACTGTATTTGTCTGACACACAGATAACTACAGAGATATTTACGAGTTTATGGTGCTGCGTTAAAGATATTCCTATCTTTGCAGCATCATAAACTTTTAAATTTAACAGGTATGAATTTCGTAGAGTTTGTCGAAAAGTATCAACAGGATATGACTCCTGAACAGATGTTGAGTATAGCCAAGGCTATCGGTAAGTATCTCTCGTGCAAGTTGAGCGATGCAGAGGTGCATCATCTATGTGCGATGGTGCATGGCGTATTGAGTGAAGAGCATTTTGACAAGTACTTTGCCGATGATGCTATCAGTAAGATGTGGTATGAGGATGCAGACGGAACCAGGCACAAGGCCCCTTTCTTTACGGAAGAAGAGGTAAAGGAGATTTTCGATAAACACAAGGATGACATATCAGACTATACCATCCACGACTTGGCAGTAACCATGAATTTGCTGAGGAGTGACCATCATATTCTGCTGGAGCGGTATAGTGAGGATGCAGAGGAGTTGAAAGAAATGGTGGTGTTGATGGCAATAGAATACCTCCAAGACCCTGACAGTCTGTACCCAACGAGCAAGATATGGCATAACATTAACGGATAAGATGACGATTTGGAAGACATAACTTATCTTTGCGTATTATTAATATTTTATAAAAGATAAGTTATGACTCCAAATGTACGTGAAGGATTGCAATATGGTGCAGCTATAGGAATGCTTTTGAGCGGTGTTGTGCTCACCTTCCTATCATTCTTTCTCAACAATTATGTAGTGTCGGAAGGCGTGCTGTGGTACGTCAGTCAGACACTGGTTTACTCAGGAGCGATATTCGGAGTAAACGTTTATTTCAAGACCAAGTTAGGCAACTTTGAGAGCAAAGTAAAAGGAGAACTTGCAAGTATGATAAAACAAGTGAAGGAGGGTAAGTAATGAAGGTAACAAGAGAACAGGTTTTGGCTATCATGCCGAATGCCAAGGACAGGGTGGATGCTTTTCTTCCCTATATCAATGGTTATGCAGAGGTTTTTCATATTGATACAGCCCAGCGAATGGCACACTTCCTGGCTCAGATAGCACATGAGAGTGGCGAACTGAGATACACCAAGGAACTCGGCAATAAAAACTACTTCCGTAAGTATGATGTCGGGAAGTTGAAGAATATGCTCGGGAACCTGAAAGATGGTGACGGTTACAAGTATCGTGGTAGAGGATTGATTCAGATCACTGGCAGAGCCAACTATCAGGCTTTTCAGAACAGCAAATATTGCTCTGACGATATTATGGAAAACCCCAAGCTGTTAGAGCTTCCCCTGTTGGCAACCAAGAGTGCGATGTGGTGGTGGTGGAAACACGGTCTGAACAAACTGGCCGACAGTGATTGTATTGTGGCTATCACCAAGACTATCAATGGAGGGACCAACGGATTGGAATCAAGACGAAAGTTCCTTGCAAGAGCAAAGAAGGTTTTTAACGTTTAGCCTATGAAGACAAAGTGGTATGATTGGCAAGCAGCACCCTACGTGATAAGTCTCTTGTTTGTGGTGTTTCTTCTGTCGGGATGCAGAACGAAGTACATTCCGATGGAAAGAGTTGTATATCAGAATGCGATAAAGCACGATACGCTGCATACTTCCGACAGCGTTTTCGTGCGTGATTCTATATATCTCAGGCAAAAGGGAGATACGTGTTATCTTGACCGATGGCATGAGAAAACCATCTTTAAGAATGTGTATAAGACGAGGGTGGATTCCTTTGTTAAAAGAGACTCCATTCCCTTTCCCTATCCAGTAGAAAAACAACTCTCCAAATGGGAGCAGATTCAGTTGAAGTATGCAGTGTGGTCGTTTGGCGCACTCTGCATGCTGCTCATCATATTAGGTTATAAAATCTATAAAAAGATAAAGAATGGCAGATTTCACATTGACAATCAAGAAAAATGACATCTATGAAGAGGTGGCGAAGACCACTGCCTACATAGGCAAGAAGACAACCGTAGAGGATGGTAAGTCGGCTTTCGACCAGATATTCGTGACGGAAGCAGACTTGGCAATGATAGAGCGGTTCTTCAACGAGTCGTTAGATGCACTAAGAAACGTTCTGAAACGATTTATCTCAGGTGGCTCAGGAGTAGATGGGACCATCAACTGGGAACTTGAGATGCCCAGCAGATTCGATGGCAACCTACTCAGTTCCATCAACTCGTCAGCCAACTCGTTCTTGGTAAACAGCATTATCGGAAAATGGTGCGAGATTGCCGCAAACGACAAGGCAAAGGAATATGCAGATAACGCTGCTGCATTATTGCTCGACATTAAGGATAAAGTGTTCTACAAAAAGAAACCGACACGAACAAAAATATCATAGTATGGCAAGAAAGAGCTTAACGATTACGTTGTATATGAGTGAACTCATTTACGACTTTCAGAATAAGGCGTTCCTTACAGGACGGAGTAGAAGAGCTGCCAGTATGGATGCAGAGGCGGCAAGTAATATCCAGGCAAGCGATGATGACGAAGACAAGAATCAGGCATTGCGTAGCATTCAGAATGCGTACAGTCAACTGCTTGTTGAGTTGAGTGAGTCAGTACAAACAGACACAGGTACTACTGCGTCTAACGAGTTGATAAGTGGCGATACCAATATCACTATCAACCTCTCCCTTCCGTCTAACTATCCACTCGCCTTGAAGGATGCGCTTACCAGTTCCATCCATGACTACATTATCAACAAGGCCTTGATGGACTGGTTTATCATTACCAATCCTGACGAGTCGAATACTTATTCAGAACTGTCGATAGCCGCTATCAAGAATCTGCATGAGACCTTTAACAGACGCGAGAGACCCAGCAGGACAGCTCCAAACGTATAAGGAAGGAGGTCATCATGAAAGAATGCAGAGTATGCAACCTTGGGTACAAGGTGATGATAGAGCTTCAGAAGAAGGAGTTGATTTTTGACATCAAGAATACGGCTGCCGTTTATGCAGATTCCATCTCCAGTTCTGTAGAAGATTCCCATTCTATCCACAACATTTATGATGTGGGCGAGGATGGAAACAGAGATAAGTTGGCAAGGATTCTTGATTCAGCAGTAGAAGACTGCAACGAAATGCTTTTCAGATATACCAAGATGGAAATGCTTGGTGGCGGCTTCGATTCCAATGAGTGGGAAGAATGTATAGGTTCGCCTACAAACGAGGAAGAAGCCTACTATTTGGCGATGAGAATACCGCAGGGTTTCTCTAAGACGAGTGTACACACCATGACGGTATATATCCATGACTATATAGTCAACCAATGCCTATACGAGTGGCTGACGATTGTTTATCCCGATGGTGCTGACAGATTCCTGGCACTTGCAGAGGAGAAGAAGCAGAAGATCAAGAGCGCAAGCAACAGGTCGGCTGGCAGGACAAGAATTGCTTTGCATCCATTTTAAGGTTTTTGATTAAGATAAAGAAAGGGTAGCTATCCATCACGGACCGCTACCCTTTATCTATAAACATAGTGAAAAAGAAAATTACTTATCTAAGTTTATTCTGCAACCTCTCCTGAAACGCAGTAGACAGACCGCTTATAGATTCGTTGTGGGCAAGTTTGCCAATGAGCGCAACCCTGAAATATTTGTACGGAGAGCCTACAAGGCTTCTGAGAAATATATCAACAGAAGAACTAATGTAATACCAATTAACAAGGTCGTTACTCCCGAACAGAACCATTCCGCATTTCCCTGCCTGGATGCTGCTGAAATATCCTCTTGTGATGCAATCGAACATAGTCTTATAGACATCTTGCCCAAGCGTTAAAGGACGGCTGCAAAGAAAGAACGGAACACTTTCCGTTGGTTCCTTCACGTACAAATCAAGGATTTTTCCAGCCTTGTCTGTAGCGTATGACTCAGGATATATATTCACTCGCTTGTTGAAGACATTGTGCATGGTACCCCACATCTTGCTCTTCAAAGAGTAGACGTAAGCATAAGTGTAGTACGGATTGAAGACGATGATACGGCTATCGTAATAGTCATAAATCATATCGGCCTTTTCGAGATACTTACGGAAACGGACATACTTCACATCTGACTCAGGAATTTTACCTGTCGAAAGGAGCCTATTCGGATAGGTCTTATCCTTGGTTGAGTGTGAATAAATGGATAGAAAATCGAAAGGATAATCATCCAGTGCGTCTGTTATACATACAGACTCTCTTCCTTGCTGCATCATGATGCCTCTTTCGGTAGGATAGAGGACCGCATCATCTATCTGTAAAATGCCTTTAGGGTTGGAGCATATTTCTCTATTGGCTGGCTGACGAGTCACATAGGTTCCTTCTTCTCCAAGCATCAGTACCCAAACACCTTCATCGGTAAAAGCGTATAGAGGAGCTTCGCCAAACTGCCCTTCGCTAATTGGACGAGTGTTAGCGACAAGTGCATTTATGATAGAAGAACCTACTTGAACACTGTTCTTGGCAGGGAAAACCAGTGGATTCTCAGCTTCGCTGACTTTTACAACAGAAGAATATGGAAGTGCATTTGTATTTGTTTTATAGTTTTCATATTTGCTGACAATATTATTCCATTCCTCTTCTGATGATTTTTCCCATGGCAAAGCAAATTGCGGTACGTTTTCCTTTCCTTCTCCTGCTACGTAAAAAGAGAATGCTGTAGTATTGGAAGAATGCAAGTTAACCGTAGATTTCTCAAACACAGAAGTTCCAGTCTTTTTATAGAATGTGATTTCAGATACATTTAAGATTGGTACACATACAAAGTAATATAGTCTTGCACCTAAATCATCAACCTTGCACCAAAATTCTTTGCTTGATGCTTTCACTCTAACTATTCCTTCTGTATTTAATTGTGCATCGTTTGGCAAGTTTGGTGCATCAGGAGTGATGTTACTTAACAAATCAACATTATATCCTTCTTTTACGTTCCCAACATGAAGTCTATTATTGTATGTAATCGCACATTTACCTCCTAAATCAGAACGGTATAGGTTAGCCAAAGATAAAGACTCTTCCGTTCCCTCAACTCTTTTGAGTTGAAATTCTTTGCCAATTTCGTCTTTACTGATAAATAGTGAATGATAGAATGATAGGGAATCTATAGCATTTGCTGCTTCCTTTCCAGACATCATTGTAAAAAACATTGTACCTTGGTCTTTATCATTTAGTTCAGGTACAACGTATTTGGCTGCTGCTGATTCTAAATTAACGAAAGATTCGGCTTTGCTTAAAAAAATATCAATGCCTTGTATAAGATTTGATATTTTATCAAGATTATCTATATTTGCTCTAATAGTCCAAGTTGCTATTGTTGGTCCAATCGACCAAAATCTCTTGTTATAAGGGTCAACATTAACAGAAGCTAAAGTTGAACTACTATAGTCAAGTTTAAAAATATTAGAAATACTGTAGTGTGTGCCATCGTATAATCTGATGGCTGCCACTCCAAACACAAAATACTTTTGCCATTGTTTTCCTTTGTTGGACAAAGTTTTATTAACTACAGCGTCAAACATGTTGAAAACCTTTGAGACTTGGTTTACATTCATTCCAGTTATCTTTCTATCAGAAGAACTGCCTTTATAAGTAACATAGTCCCAAAATTCATCACCTAACGAGATTTCTGCTGAACCACCATCAGGATCAAATTCTTTAAAACCGATTTTGATTCCATAGTTAAAGTTATCTCTATCAAATAGCTGATAATTATCGTCAATCCAATATAAGTATTTGATAGATATTTCTCCAACAAAATTAACTATATTGCCAACTGCTGTTACGGCATTGACATGAAATCCGTTCAAGTCGATGGTTTTCCTGGTTCCGTCACCACCTTTCTCTATCCAGTACCAAGTATCATCTGATTTACGGATGATGTAGTGGGAGTGAATCGTTTCATCGTGTGTTACCTTATGCACCAATTCAATTGTATCTCCTGCGTCCAGCGTTACGTTCTGCTCGGCCACTACAGGCTGGTGGATAGGGTGGAGCGCCCCATCCTCGTTGATGAGGTTGAGACAGGTTGCCAACTCGCCATCCTGACAATTATAGTCGGATGGAGAGTTGGTGAGTCCTTTGAATATTACATCTTGTCTTGTCGCCATGTGCTCGAATTTAAGTTTGGTCGCATGATTTCGTAGTATGGCTCGCCTTTTTGTGACTTGCGTGGGATGCAAGTAAGGCGAACCATTCTGTTGAGCGGAAGATTGTACTCATCAAGGATGGCTGTGACGGAAGGGCGGTCACTTCGGAACCCCACCTTCTTATGCTCCTGATTGAATTGAAGCTGAGTGAAGGCGGTGTTTGTCTTGCAAAGTTCCTCCCAGTCCTCACGCATACAAAATCCGTATGTTCCTCTGTCTGATAACCTGAACACGAAGACGGAGTGATCTGTACGCTCCTTCTGCATGATATGCCTGTATACGCCCTTAGAGAGCGTGACAGAGTTAGCTCTTCCGTCCAGTATCACAAAGTAGTTGTGATACCTGAACCCTAAGACTTTAACTATTAAATGCTTGAATTTCATAGCGCAAATATAATAAGTAAATTGATAAGATATTTATTATCCGTTAACTTTATATCCGACACTACTTGTTGGCCAGTTCCTTTGCCTCTTCAATCGAAACAGGCTTTCCGCTAAGAGGAATACGGAAGTCGAACTTGGAACGGAAGGAGTAGTAGCCCACGAAATCGAAGCTCTGTTTCATGCGCTCGTCTGTGGTGATATACTTCTTATAAGCCTCCACCTCCTTTTCAGAGCGATAGATGGTAGAGTTGACGAAATAAGAACTTGTTCCCTTATTTGCGATAACCGCAATAAAGAACTGCTTGCCAAGGATTTTCTCCTTGATACGCTGGATAATTGAGATTTTCTTTGTATTCATATTAAATTAGATTGATTGTTATGATGAATGCAGACAGGCTGCACTATTCTATACCGCAAGATACGATGCAATCTTCTGTGTTGATACCACGATAGTATTCACATCGCTGGCAAGCAAGGCTGCCAACCATCAGGGCCTCGTTGGTGTATCTGCCTTGAATACCGAATGGGCATGGAGTGGTGTACTCGAAGTGGCCACCTACAAATTCGTTGAGATTATATTTAGGATATTTCATTTTTGTTTTCGTCTGGTATGTAAATGTTTTGTTTTATATACATTTGTCTGTTGTATTTAAATGTCCCAGCCAAGCTAAAGCCGCACGATTTTGGCTCAGGGCAGAATCCTCGGTAAACGCATTGAGGAACGCAAGCGGATGCGAGATAAGGCTCTATTTGAACCAACTCGTCAATCACCTTATGCCATACCTCTCTTGTTTCCTTGGATGCCTTATTGCATAGTCTCAGCTTCGAGATATTGATAATCTCCTGGGCATTGAGAGATAGCTGTAAGTTGACCAAATCATCCTGCCGCATATCGTGGCGAGATACTTTGGAACCAGTAATATCTGGTCTTGATGTAGAAACGAATGGCTGGGCATGGACGTGGCGAACAAAGTGATTGCTCACCCAGTATGGTATGCCATACATCTTAATATCAAACTCCAACTCTCTGAGCGGTGAATGCTCACTGAGGATCATCTGTTTCTTGAACTCATCGCTTGGCTCATGTCCTAACGACTTCTTGCCTTGCGTGAACCGAGCCGCATCAACGACACGCTGCCAGTCGGTTACTTTTGTAATTTCTATTTTCATAAGTTACTTCTTCATGTACTATTTTTCTTTAAGTTCTACATCATCACCAAGAACATCATTGATTTTCTTTTCGATAAACTCATCAGAAGTATTCTCCTCTATTAGAGCATCAATGTTTGGTAACTCTGCATCAACTTTGTCTTCTTGCATTTTTGAGGTAAGCATACCAATTACTAATTTCGCCCAAGGACTATTAGCTATATCTGCCAATGAATCCTTTTGAAGATCATAGGCTTTCTTCAACTCTCCGTTATCACGGAAATATCTGAGTACTTCCGTCAATGCAGCAACAAAGTTTTTGTCTGCCATCGGGTCACCCTTTGCTTCTTCCAGTTTAATCATTAGGAAGAGTAAAGATGAATGTAAATCTGTTTTGTTCATACGCTACTTAAACTTAATTATGAAAAACTCTGTATCAAGCCACTTGTCGGGGCATAAACCTTTCTTTGGCTTGCCGATGGTGATACTCTCAATCTCCTTCTCAACGGACGGCTTATTACCTTTCGGATAGCCTTTAACGAAGAGAACGTGGGTATATGGCTTCAATATAATTCTCTGCGTATTAATATATCCTTTAAGCAAATCTGTTCTCCCTGCCAAACATGAAGCTAAATCTTTCACGTCAATAATATTGCTGTTATTTTGGAAAAATCGTACTACCCAATATGGCTTAATAACTCGATATTCCTCTGTTTTTTCGCCAGTCACAATCATATCGAACCATTGCTTGCTGACATTGAGGGTCAATATTTTCTTCTCCATCTTTACACCTCCTCCCAGTCTGTTGCAAGTATATCCTCAGAGAGCATTCTTTCTTCCTTGAATATATGATGCCCATAATGATAGAATATTCCTTCCTCGTCAATACCAAACGGATAAAGCCCATTTTCACGCTTTACGAGCTTTCCTTTTCTCATACGCTTTAAAGCCTCTGAGAAGTCAAACATTTCCTTCTTCATTTCTTATTTCTTTTTAATCTTCATACACTACTTCTTTTTACGGCAAGGACAACTCTCTGCATGGATAACACTAACTCCGTTTTTCGTGTTCACAACCAGGTATTCATGCCCTTTCTCAGAAAATACTCCTGTACTAAATTCTTTCGCAGGCTTATTTCTATTAGTCAATGAGAAAACACCTTCAAAAGCCAACGTACTTACGAGCAAGCATAAGACGAACCAAATAGTTGACTTGGCTAAGTTTAAAATATTATTCTTCATATACTAATTAATTTTTTCCTCAATTATTCTGAGATAGTAAATTGCATTATTGATGATAGTGACATCCTTGCAAATACTTTTGTAAGTATCAGCAACTTGTTCCAATTCCTTGATAATTTGTTGTAACTTGATTTTATCTTCCCAATCGAGAACTACAACTTTTCTTGTTTCTTCTTTCATACGCTAAAAGATTAATTGTTTATTACGATTACAGGCATGTAGATGTTTTCTTCTCCAAGCAAGGTTTCTTTCCACTTTGATATGTCCGTCTGGGAATTGATGTACTCTATCCCAATAAGCAAACATAGAGAATATACTTTTCATTTTATTCATTGATTCCTCCTGCGACTTTAAGATTCTTCTCAACAAATCGTAGAGTTTCATATAGGTTGCTCAATTCGACATCAAGGTCAAAATCGTCTGGATTATTAGCCAAAATATACTCTATTCTATTAGCGCACATTATAACAGACTTTCTTGAAACCCAACGAGAGAATGTTATACTATCCGTGTCATCTAAATCTTTTTGAATATCATCAACGACAGGATATGAAAGATTGCGAACATAGTTAAACTGTTTCTTTCTTGTAATAATCATACGCTATTTCTCCTTATCGAACTTATTGCCAATTATTTCTATCCTACAAGCTTTTATAACACTGTGAAGACTATAAGAATGTTTATTCTCGCAGACCACCATAAAAGCATAGTTACCTTCCGACCAAATCACTTCGGCAGCATAGTCGAAAATTCCAAAATATATTAGGTCGTGTTCAAACAATTCTTCACTTTCACAGTCTATAAGCCCTGTAAACTGACAGACGGTTTCAGGATCAACCTGATAAGTAAGATTTCTGTTTAACTGGCTTTCTTTCTGGAGATTCTCAATGATGTATGTATGACCATTCTCCTCGTAGAAATATCCGCAAACCCATTCTCCGTTGTCAATACGTTTAGCCTTAAACTTGATATTTCTTTTCATACGCTATTCATATAAAATTGTTATTGTTTTACTTTTATCTACCTTCAATATAGCTTCTTTTGCTTTATCAATCGAAGGAAACAAATACTCCGGGCAAAGGTTATATGCACCATAATCCCAATAATGGATAAGTCCAAATAACAATGAATGTCTCTTATCTACACGATAAGCAAGGATTGGATTATCCTGAGAATCGTAATGTATGCCTTTAACAGCCTTGCTTTTACGATACATATCTACTATTCTATATGTTGCCATATCTATTCTTCTTTAAGTTCTACTGGTTTATCATCCCAGGTTAATTGCTTTCCGATGAGTTTTTCAATACTACCTTTAGGAAGGTCAGAAAAACCGCAATATTCTTCATTCTTAAAGCTAATTGGTATCATCCATTGCTTACGAAGTCTGAAAGGCTTTTTCTCAAAAATACATTCTGAACCATTTTTATCTACCGCTACCCATGCCATAACTATTCCTCCTCTTTCAAATAAGGACAAACAACTACCTTTCGATAGTACTTACATTTATCCTTGTAATCACAAAAATCACACAAACAATACGCCATACTATTCAACTTTTACGCCAAATGGAACTCCGTCAGCAAAAACAAATCTACCGAAAACCTCTGCGAAAGATATAACAGTTGGCGAATCGTATGAAACGCCAGTGGTAGCCACCTTTGTGATACTATCTCTTATATTATTAAGCCTATCATACGTATATCCAAACGGTTGATGCTTCAGCATTTCGGTCCAACACTCTTCTGCGTCCTTGAATGGGCGATATTTTGGCTCAGGCTTAGTACGAAAATTGTTTGGTTCTTCTTCTAAAATTCCAATAGGTAAGCCTTCTCTTTCTGTTAGGTCAACCCATTCGCCTCTTTCATTTAAGATTTGAATAGTCTTACCATCTGCAAAGGCAGAAATTATACCTATATTCTTTTTAACGTTTTCTCTTTTCATTGCTTTTTTGTTTAATTATTTTTTCTTCGTGGTCTTTCGCCCAATCCATAAAAAACTCTCGTAAAAATTTTATAGTATTTTTTGCTTCTTCTCTTGTCATACTCAATCATTTTTATATTCTTCCCATCCATTCTCCCATAAGCCACCTGAACGGATAGTCCAAAACTCATGTTGAGGAAGGATAGTTCCTTCTTCATCAACTAACTCCTTTCCTTTATATCGAACGAACTCACCTTTTGAGAATGAGTTGTGTCTTATCGGCTTTCCTACGCTGATAGCGAAGGCCATTGCTTCTTGCTTTGTCATATCAATTCTCCAACTCTTTAAGTGCAAAGATTAGCTCATTTTGAATATGTGCTACCGTGCCAGCACTCATCTTTATTCTTTTTGAACCAATCATCTTAGAAACATTATTGATATGAATTATCGCTTTTTCTTTACTCATTGTTTATTTTTTTAATAATTTTACAAGATTCTCAAAGTTATAATAAGTATATTTAATACCATTGCTCATCATTATAATAGCTGCTTCGTTTAAATGTTCAATAGAAGCAATTTGCTCAGTATTAATATATACAATGCCTTTTTGTTTGTCAAGAATTTGCAATAACATATTCTTTTCTTTTTACCCTCTCCCTTTTGCAGGAGAGGGTGGTTAGTTACTCAACTACAACTTCCCAGTCTTCCGCAAACACATCGGAAGATGATGGAACCCATGAGTCTGCTCTGCCATCAGGATTGATAATCAACATCTGATTTGTGTAATCAATGTGTGGATTATCACGGCTCATCAAGAGGTTTTTGGCAGACTGAGGGAGCGACTGCATATCAGGAATGATGTCGCCAGTGATATGGGAAGGAACCTGCTTCACGATAAACAAGCCCTTGCCATTCCAGCCACTACGGCGGATAGCTCCACCTGCCTCCAAGAACTTGATGGCTGTGCCGAAATCAAATAGCTTCAGCAATGGGTTATTATTCTCTGCGGCGTCAATTCTGTTCTCCAACAAGCCACAGTACATTTTCTGAGTCTTGTTCTGCGCATAAAGAAGAACTCTTGCAACAAGAGGAAGCTCGTTAAACTTCTCAGAGCGAATAAAGGTATCACCCTTTTTAAATTTATCAACTTCACTTTCAAACTCCAGTTTCATTCTATCTAAGAAAGTTTCACAAGGCTTATAGGCTTTCTCAAACACGTCCTTAGGAGACCAGCTTTCATAGCCGCCCTCATAGACTACCTTGTAACCGTCTTCACGATTCATAGATTTTGGCACAGCTTCATCTTTGAGATACACTTTGCCATCAACTCGCCACGCTGGGGTGGCATCCACAACTTTTGTTCCAATGTACTTTTTCATATCAATTTATTTTATGTCCTCATACAGGATGGTTAGTTAATCTTCCACTTTTTCAAGGGAAAAATAATCAATTCCCCAAGCTTCGTTTGCGTATTGATAAGGTTCTCCATTTTTCTTTATTTTTCGGATAAGAAAATAAACCTTAATTTCATTCTTGCCAAGAGATATGGCTTCTTTTAGACGTTCTATGATAAAGATATTGCCATCTTTATCTTTCACCTTGTCGCCTTCCTGAAAAGGTAACAAACTTAGAAAGTCGTTCATTATATCATTCTTCTTTTTGCGAAGCTCTGATATTTGTGAATCTGCCATCTTTAAGCAACCTTCTACATTCTGTAATTCGTTGTATAATTCTTCTTTTGTCATATCATTAAAATTTATGCCTCAAAAGGCGGTTAATAACTGCGTCTTATCTCAACTTTCCACTCCTTAGAAGAGAACTTCTTTTTGAGTTTTTTAATTAAGCTCTCTATCTCTTCAAGAGATTCAAAGGCATTAACTAAATCTCCTTCTTTATACGGGAAATCCCATCTACGTGGTTGTTCGTCTATCTCCTTCTGAGTGAGTGGTCTGACAAACTCCCCTTTGATGGTTTGATATTCATTTGGAATTTCAATTCCTCCCAAATATCCACTTACCGAGCTGTTATCACACACATTGTTTACTTTAACATACAATGTTGCGTAATAATGTATTGCGCCACCGCAAAGACCACGAAAAGAACGAATTTCGATATTCATGAGTCTTTTTTTGTCTTTAGTATAGCTACCCGTAGTTGTATATATTTTCCCACGGAGATTAAACTGAAATCCTTCTCCAATATTCTGAGGAACACCCCCAGTTATCTTAGATATATCAAATCCCTTTTCTATTCGTAAATAGCTGTTTGTATTCATACACTTTTCTTCTAATGCCCGAAGGCGGTTAAACTTTACTTTCATATTTTTCACATCCCATATCATCTCCAAACCCAAAAGTTATATGTCCTTTGAGTTTGCAGTCCATATTTCCTGTGCTATAATAATAATGTTTTAGATACTTGCACCCAAAACAACCTAAACTGCTTCTGCATGCCATACCTACACCTCCATTTCGTGATTAATTCCAAGACCAAATAAGAAATGTTGCAGACTATGTACGTATAGAAACACGACTTTTAAATCTCCCTTACAATACATAAACTCATTTTCATTACATTGTTCTATTTCAATCCTCCCTTTTCCATAAGGTCCATTTTCTACTTTTTTCCATCCATTCTTTTTTAGAATCTCAGGAGTAAGAGGAATTTCTTTTAAGCTCTCAGCTTCATATTTATAGATATTTCCATTAGGAAACATCACGTCATAATTTTGAATAATATTCAAATTATAATTAAAACACACAGCCATAATTTTAACTATATCGCCATTAATCATTGCTAAATCTCCAGGAATATATTTATTCAGTTCCATACGCTTAGTCATTTTTATTAATAAAATCCTCATACTCTCCAATCGTGATTTCCACAAAGTCTGTATTTTGCTTTTCAGCTCTGATGCTATCATCAAAGTAAACGAAAATGCGGTCTTTGTGACGGAAAAGTTGTGTGATGGAGAATCGGTTGACATGCGGAACTTCGATATTCAGCTCCTTTAATATCTTGAAATGATGAGTAAAGTATTTATATGATGTAAGTACTGCTGCTATTGCCTTTCCTTGCTTACATCGCTTATTAGGCGCAATAGCTACATAATAGCCATCTTCCAATTTTCCACCGTCTACCTTCTTCCACACCTTCTTATCTATTGTATCGTAACGCTCAGATGGTACCCAGATAGCGGTAACCTCATACATCCTATTTATGGTGTGGTTAGGCTGATAACCTTGATATTTTTCAACCTCAAAGCCTACAGCTTCTTCTACTCGTTTCATGTAGGCTTGATACTCTTCAAATTCAGCATCGAGAATACTTTTAATGTATTCATAAGCCTTTGTCCCTTGTTTTGCTTCGTACAACATATCTCTTTACTTTTTACGATGATTAAACTTCTTGATGGCATCTTTCTTAGAAGCTGCCATAATCTTTACACCCTCGATGGTGAACTCATGCTGCGCCTTTGGCTGACACTTCTGTTTATCGGATGGAATGTTGCCTTTCGGAACATTATATCTAACACGTGGAAGACCAAAAGGGAAATCATCACCCATTTGGTATTCCAATGCAGTTTGCATACCAATCATTGATAATAATCCATTCATTCGACTTACTCCTTAACTTCTTTAAAGATTACATTCTTGCCGTCTAAGCGGGTATAGCAGTAGTCTGGGCAAGCATACCCTTCCTTTGCGAAGAAGCAGCCTTGACAAGAAAAACTTGTTGCTTCAACCACCTCCAAAATTATTCTTTCTCCAACTTTAAGTTCTTTCATCACTTATCTCCTTTCCACTCATCGGTTGTACCCACGAGGAGCTTAGTCTGGTCCTTATAAGGAAGGATAATTAAGTTAACCAAATCTTCATCTTTAGACGTACCCATTGGAGTAGCACCATACTCATCAACATAAGAAACGAAACTTGCTTGCCATATAGAGCCTTCACAATTCCGTATCTTCCAAATACATCTGTCGAATGGCTTAAACTCGCACTTCGGCTTCAAATCAACAATGGCTTTCTTCTCAGCATCCCAAGCCTTATTTTCCTTTGCGAGAGCTTCAAAGAGCTGCTGCTTCTCTGAGTCAGTTGCAAATCTATACCCTTCAGCCGATACACAATTATCGTTAAACAATAATCCAAACGTTTCATCTATAGAAATATAGAAATAAAGGGTATGCTTATAAATCTTTCGACATATTGCAACTGATTTTCCATATACCACTATATCTCCATCCTTGAACTCTGTCTGTTTTTCAATCTCCAAAGTCTCAAGGTTAATCTTACCACCCAAGCGTTCCTCGATAGTATTGATGTAGGTTTGAGCAGCTTCTTTGTTATCTTCAATATGATAGTTTTGTGTATTCTGCGTATCCAAACAAGATATATGTCTCTTTTTACTTACACTAATCCAGTGTTTACCTTCAAATGTAGTATAATCATCTTTTGAGAAACCATTAAAGATTATATGGCTATCACTATCATTGCTAACCAGTATGTCGCCCTTCTTCCAGGCGAACTTGGACCAGTCACGCATTTCTTTTGAAGGAAGAAGAATCTGTAAACCGTCAGGACATCCTCTTACTGTACCAAATTCGGAATAACCACGATGGCAAGTAGTATTATTATCGGTCTCATTTGTACACCAAACTACTGTTTCTGTATCTGTAGTGCTGATTGTATCTAACGATACATCTACATTATACAGCAAATCATATAACTTAGTCCCTTGCGGTTTATCTTTCAGGATTTCCGTTATGTTAATCTTTGCTTCCATATTATTTTACTTTAATTTCTCATTATATGTAACTTAACAACTTTGTTCGCCATGTGCGGCTGCTGGTTATTAAATTTCTCGATAAACTTTCTTTCCATCTGCTCAGGAAAGATGGGTTTGGTCGGCTTTGGGATGGTGATAGTAGCTTGTGTTTTGCTGCCATCACTCAAAGTCATCAAGCATCTTCTTGTGATTTGTTCTGTTTGAAACATATTTTGTCCTCCTAATATTTATATCCGTGTAGATACGGACGGGTTTCGTTGTACTTCATTTTCAACCTGATATGTTCCATCAGGTTGATATTGTTACTGTGGGCAATCGCAAAGATGTCCATCAGTATCTCTTGAAGGTGTTTGACGAGATACCAGTTTGGAGAATCATCCAAGTCTTTCTTTGTAATTATTTCTAACTTTTCTTCCATATTGATTTTGATTTATAAATTTCTGATAGTGAATGCCGTATCGTTGAGTGTTCTGCACCAGTCTATCTTGCCTTCTGCGTATAACTCATTCAGGGCTTGCAGTGGCTGGTGGATTCCCCGATTGATGATTTCTGTGGTAAGAACGTGTAGGGGGACGATGTGTGCCGCCTTACGCTCGGACAGAATATCAGCGATGATGGCTAAGACTTGTTCTTTCTCGGTCTTCATTTGGTGGGGAAGGTAAGAATGATACGTGAGTTACTTGTTTCTGGAACATTAATTGCTCCAATTTTCCGTTCATGTCTTGTTGGTACCACAAACCATCGTGCATTGTCCCGATGATAGGGTTGCCTTTGTACCATAGTACCATGGTCTTGTGTGTAAAGAGGGCTTTGTGCGCTTTACTGATGCGCTTGCCTATCTTGATATATCCGAAAATATCCATAAGCTAAAAGAGTGATAGCTGACCGCTCTTGTCGTGATAGTGTTTCCCTGAGGGAAATATCAGTTCCTCGAACATAGCGGTCAGGCAGTTGGTGACTATTGAGTTTCCTGCAAGGGCATAGAGTTTGCTCTTACAGATAATGGGTGATCCGTCTTTCTCCTTACTCAGGAGTTTGTCTATGTCAGCTTCATGTACTCCCATCAGTCGGAAACAATCTCTTGGAGTGTACTTCCTGATGGAGATGGAGTATTTCTTGCCGTTAGGTGCTGTGTGAATTATTTCTTTGTTCATTGTGGTTACGAATGTCATGTTTGACGTATCAATGGTTGTCTTGATGGTAGGGGAGATGCTTTGCGAAACAGATTGGTTATAGAGGTCTAATACTTGCCCCCCCATATCAGGCTTGACCTTCCCTGACAGGAGCAGGGATTTCATACGTTTTCCTCCAGTTATCATATCTCTTTAATGATTAAGAATAAAGGAATACATCCCCCCCCATGGCCCATGGCAGAATTGAGGGTAGGAGAGATTCCTTTAGTGGAATAGACCCTGGTATGCTGTTCGATTCGGCCTTTAATATGGAGGTTTGCCAACTTTATAATTTTGTCACACATTATAATTTCTTGATGATTAAGACTGCGTTGGCTGCTCTGCCATCGTTATGTATATAGTTGGCAAAACCAGCCTTATAATAACTTGTACGGATGGTTCTACTTAAACCATCTGCGTCTGAGTTGATGAGCAGTTTTCTGCTTGTAACTTTTTGATTATCAATACCCCCCCTTAGGGAAGTGGTCAACACCAAGAAGATTAGCTATGCTAATACCTGCTCCAAACGATGATGTGATGGCAGGGGAGCATCCGTCAGCCGTTTTTGGTATAGAAATCTTCTGGGTAGAGTTTTTGGATTGCTTCATTGATGTCTGTTTTGGAGAGATACTTTTCGATGAGTTGTTGGGACATGAAATATTCTTGAGATACATTGTCTTCCAAGATGTCCTCAACCTTTGTGGTGAGTGGTATCGGTGAAGGAAAATGATACTCAGGGTTCGGGTCTTCGTCTGTTCTTAGAATGGAAAAGACAAATATTCGCTCTCTATTCTGAGGAATACCGTAGTCCTTTGCGTTCAAGACCTTATAGAATGACGCATAACCAAAACTCTCCAAATCGTTTAGGTATTTGAGAAAGAAGGGCAGCATTTTCTTGGTGAGCAGTCCTTTGACATTCTCCAACATCACATACTTGGGGTGCTTTGCTTCTATCATACGTCTTTCCTGAAAGATAAGCGATGATCGTGTTCCGCTGCCTTCCTCTGCGCCTTTCCTCAGTCCTGCCAAGGAGAAATCCTGACAAGGAGAAGACCAACTGATGAAATCGAAATCAGGAACCTCGTTCCAGTCTATCCTTGTCACATCACCGAAGTTAGGAGCTTCCCATCCGTGAAGCAGCCGATAGGCCTGAATAGCAGATGGCTCTATCTCGGATATGCCCACCACCTTGAAGTCGAAATCAGGGTGTTTTTCTTTCAGATACTTAAATGAAAGAGACTGACTGCCATATCCAGCAAAAGCCTCGAAGACTCTTAATGGGTTTTGCTGGTTGTAGTTGCTTGTTGTTATCATTCTTATAACAGATTTGTCGGGATGCCAAGTCGTGCAAAGGTCCCGTTGTCACGATATATCTCCAACTGCGTTTTGCATAAGCTATCGGGATTTCGTTGCAGAAGCTCCAACATGCCGATAATGCGTTGACGAAGAACGTTGTCCTTTGTTCTTTTAGTATGCAACTCCTGTTCGGCCTTTGTTTTTGAGATAAGCTGGCTTATCTTAGAAGAGTGCACGTTAACAGATATTGGCGGTTCTGTTGCTCCGATAAGTTCGTCCTCCCATCCTCGCTGATTGAGGAAAGTTTGGAAATTCTTGCGATACCGCTTGTCGGGTTGGGAGAGTACGTAGAGAGGAATATACTCTATAGCAGCCTTACGGTCTTTCTTGCTCATGGAGTTCCACTTCTTTTCCAACTTTGACTTGCAGCCGACCTTCTTTTCGTAGAGATTCCATGCCCGATCAAAGGTATATTCGTCTTTGACCTCCCTGGGTGGAGGAGTAACTTTGTAGCCGTTTTCTGTAAGAAATTGTATGGCCTGTCTGATTGCTTCTGTCATAGTTTACTATTTAGATAATTGTCGATTGTTTTCATGAATTCATCTATAGAACGGATGATGATGTACTTTCCTCCGTGTCGCTCCACTTCTCGTTGAAACTCCTTTTGCTCTGGCTCTTGTCTGCCTTTTGGTGTCTTGTTTTCGATGCAGAGGAAACCGAATTGAGAGGTGCGCTTTAGGAGCAGCATATCAGAAACTCCTGCCTTCATGCCTTCTTCTTTCAGCCATGCGGCTTGCCGTGAGGTCCGCTTGCCACCATTAGGAACGGCAAAGAAGACGCCTTCAAGGTCAGGATATACACCACGGATATACCTGACCTCTGCGGCTTGCAAGTTATGCTCGTCATAAGATGCACGCTTGCGTATCTTCTTGTCTTCCTGTTCTAACTTTGCCTTGATTTCTGCGTATGATGTCATTACCAATCAGTTGAGAAAAGGTCGTTGAGAGATTCTTTGCCCATGATACGGATGGCTTCTTTTGCAAGGTCTTCACTCTTGAAGTAAACGCTCGCGTCGTTTATTGCCTGATTATATCGAGTAGAGAAACTTCCTCCATCATTAACGATACACCATTTTTTTTCGGGGCTGCGAAAGTCAGGTTTCCATCCTTTGTTGAGATACTTTGCGATGTTCTGCAACTTATTAAAAGCGGCCAAGCGTTTTGCTTGAGCCATACTTGCGCAGTTGCTTAAATCATTATAAGTAATATATCCTGAAACGTTATTTTCGATTTTTTTATCATAAACCCAGTATGTTCTTTTGTGTAAGAACAGTTTCTTGCAAATATCATCATAAGTGATAGAGTTGCCTTCATCATCTTTAGTAGGCTTCTCGTCTCCTTCAATCTTCTTACGAACCATCAACTTACCATCCTCAGCGAAGAAGAACTGGAGGTTATCAGGGACAGGGTACTTAACTGCCGAACCATCAGCAGGAATGCGCAACTTAGACAAGGTTGCATTGCCGTTGTTGATGTTGTTGATGTCCTTGTTGGTAATTCCTTCTGCATGAACATCAGGAGTCTTTTTTGCTTCTGCCATTTTCTCAGCAATCATTTCCGTACCCTTGCCAAGCAGTGCCCCGAAAAGCATTGATGCAAATGGTGATAACTCCGTTTTGTTGTTGCGCTGACGATTACGTCTGTTGTTGCGCTTGTTGTTTCTGTGTGTCATGTCAACTATAATTTTGTAAAATGTTATTAAACTCGTCTTCTGTGACACCATTAGCTACCATGACGGTAAGGATGGTGTCTAAGACCTTGGAATAAACTACATTAAAGGCTGGCTCATCCATCTTGGCGAAGGAGATAGACTTGGCCTTCTCCAAGAACTTCTGTCCGTTCAGGTCGTAGAGCGGTTCGCTGAATCCTGACGTTATCAGAAGCTGTTCACGAAATGTGTCTACTGAGCGTAGGTTGGTGCGCTGCTGCTCGGTAAGACAATCCCATGCTGCTCTGATCATGGAGAAGAACTTGCGATGAAACTTCACGTTGCGAGGTCGGACGATGTTCGCCTTGACGATTGTTCCAACCTTTATCTTTTTCATTTCCTCGTAATCATCATCCGAGTATGGACGAAGACCGGTTGATGTTCGTACAAGATGGATTTCCATACCTTATTTATTAACGTTGAGGGAATGGGATATTTCCTTGCTGACCTCCATACGAAGGTTGTTGATATGGGGCGTTTCCGCCTTGTGGCTGTTGGGGTGCGCCTATCTGACTCTGAGCAACCTGACCGCTTGGCCGCTCCACCCTCCAGCAGTCCAGTTGATTGAACCATCGGCCATTGGTGCGAGACTGATTCGCCTTCAAACCGATATGGGCAGTGATAATCTCTCCTGCCTGGATATTGAACTGCTGCAACTTGTCCGACCCGAACACCTGAAAGACGGATCGTGAAGGATATTGCTGGTTCAATTCCTCTATTACATACTCGCACGAACTCCATTGTTGTCCGTTTTGCGAAGTGCCCATTTGCACTTGTCCTACGGCAATAATCTTGCCTGTAAAAGTTACATTCATATTGTTGCTTAATTAAGTTTGATTCTAATTGACGGTTTGGAGTCTACTTTTTTGAGGTAACGCTCGTAGAGGCCTGGCTCTGCGTTCTTGAATAGCTCTGTGTTGAATGCTTTCTTGGTGGCAGCTTCTACAAAAGAGTATGTACCGATATTGGTCTTGATAGACTTCTGTTTATTCCTTTCCATCAGGCACATCAACTGCTCCTTGATAGAATCCTGACGAAGTTTCAGTGCGTCTATTCGTGCCGTGAGGAGTCTGTACTCCTGCTCCAAGGCAGAGAACTGCTCAGGTACTTCCACCTTGTAATGATAGTCTATATCATCTGTGAGATAAGCGTTGATTAACTCATCTATTTGCTCATCTGATACTCTTGGCAGCGGCTGGAACTTGCTCTTGCCATCCTTGAACCACATGCAGACAATCTCCTTCACCTTTAGATTCGGATTCATCTGCTCGAACCATTTTGCGTAGATGGATAACTGGAGAGAAACGTTGTTATAGTGCAGGGTGGAGGTGGTCTTGTAGTCAACAAGGTAAATGTTCCCCTCGTTGTCAGCGAACACACCATCTATGGCTGATGCAAAATACTTGTTATCTGTGACAAGATACTCGCTATCCACATGATGCAGTCCGTAAGCGTGCAGCATGTCGCTGAAGTCACGTATCTCCTGTGTCGGATTCGGATATGCGCTTATGTCCGAACCAAAGATGGTACAGAATAGCTCAAAGGAGTTGTGAATCATTCCACCACGTTCCGCAGCCTTTGCCAACACATTCTCTGGTATGTCCTTATATGTATCAGGAAAGGCAAACTTGATGAGTGTTCCAGTGATACCTGATAGCTGTTTCTTTCCAAGATGGTAAGTGTGGTTGATCTCATCGAACACCACCTTGCTTTTCTTTAGCTTTATTTCCTTTGTTTTCATATCCCCAACTCCTTTCTCTTAGCAGATAGCGTCTGCATGAATTGTGCGTTGCTCATCAACGGCTGGTAGGTCTGCATTACCCATACAAGGTTGTCCTTGTTTACACAGCGTGATACCATCTGTATCGCCTCGTTGATGTCGTTAGGGTGATACTGAGGGTCTGAGGCTACTGGTGCGTGGTTGCTGCTTTTTACTTTTTGTTGGCTTTGCTGGCTTTGCTGGTTTCCAGTATTAGTTGTATCAGAATCGGCATTGTCATCAATAGCGAAAAGACCATTCAGCGCATACTTTCGTGCGTAGGAAGATGCAGACCCAGTAATCTGGCTGCCATCCATCCCCTTCTTGGTTTCTTCCTCTCTTGCATAACCTGTCGTTATTTCTATTTCGCCTTTGCTGTTTTTGAGAGTAGCGGTTGCCTTTACATATATGCGATTGCCAACCATTTCTATATCATCGGTCATAACCAGTGTGCAACCAAGATTGGACATTATCGGCTTAACCGCTTCTAATATATCCTCAACCTTGCGGTACTTGTAGTTACCAAACGCATTGAATTGAGATTTCGGTGCTTTAAGCGTTGACTGAATTGTTATAAGTTCTTTCATACCTTATTATATTAGTTAGTTACACAGATGTCGCAGTCACACGTCCATCCATCGCACTCCTTGATGAGCTTCTTGATTCGCTTGTTGCTTGGGTCTGATTCCAACTCACCTTGCAGCCTCTTTTTCAGTTCGTTGATGAGGTCTAAAGGTGTCATGTAGTCTTCAATGAGGTCTTGCTTGATGCCTTCCTCATCTTCGGAAGAAGAAGTAACCGTAAACGACTTGTCGAGTGTGAATGATGCCGTAACATCGTAGTCCTGATACTCAGGATATTCAGGCTGATTGTAAGGTGCGAATGGGTCGTTGGCTGCGCCTGGTGGATAATTTCCACTTGTTGAATTGTTCATAAGCATAATATTTTAGTTGTTTGACTTTCAAAAATAAACCCCACGGTTCTCACGAATGGTGGGGGAAAATTTTAAATATTTATAAGTTGAGCGGTCGCTACCGCTAAAATGTAAATGTATAGAGAATATGATATATCTGCGAAAAAGGGAGCATGTTCCGAGGCTTTTAATTCCATTCATGCTCCCAAAGACACAAGCCGAGCCACGCTTTCGCCTAAGGACATGTGTCTTTAAGTTCCCTTCTGCATTCCATTGGAGGCTTAGGACTCCCAGTGCTATACTTCGTACTGGCTGCATTAGAACTTTATTGTAGTTGTGCGCTCCTGCCTTTGTGCTACCTCTTACAAGGGTCTCGGCATCAGGCCTGCTTCTTCACAAGTGAACTCCAAGATGTTCCCAATTCCACCTGTTGCGGTGTAGGTAATAGTCCTGCCACTTCCTCGTCTAATCGTATGTTGTGGTTGCATACGCTGCTTTTGACTACGAGTACCTCTCAAGGAAGGTTTATCCTATCCGAAACAATGCCTCGGTATCGGGCTTTGGGACGCAAGGTGGGACTCGAACCCACGACATCGAAGGATGGGGAACCTTCTATTCTACCAACTGAACTACTTGCGTCAAAGAACTACAAAACAATACAGGATATTGTGGTGGGTGGAAGTAGTGAACTTCAAAAAACCTCCACTGAGATGACTGATTAATAACGAACTTGATATATTCTTATGAACTTTTGAGGTTCACCCACCTTGTTGTTACTTACCCCATTCCTTGAAGGAGCGGTATATCTCGTTGATCAATACGCAAAGTGTTGCGATTGATAATATTAACATGATTGTTGAAAACATATTCTAATTTTATTAATGTGTTGAACAATAGGCTGCCGCCTCTGATTCTATCTCTGTCATGCTCTTGGAGCGGTTCTGCATCATCCAGTCCTCTAACTCGCTCTTCTTGAAGTAGAGTCGATGGACGTTTGGCTTGTAGTAGGGGAGAGTGTTGTTTCTTACCAAATACCTCACACCTTCTATGGTCATACCAAGGATGATTGCAGCTTCCTTTATGTTGAGCATGCTTTTGGCCGCTATCATTGCGTATTGCTCAATGCGGTCAAGTTGCTCCTTTATCTCTTTTTCTGCCATATCAGTTGAAGTTGAAGGTTTGTTGCTTTGGCTTGGCTGTATCGGATGGCTCTGTTTTACCATTGCCTTTATCTACGGACGTACATTCTTGCTCTATTAATGGTAGAATGCCTTTCGCTTTGAGTGCTTCGTAAAGGAAGATTCTTCCCTTTGTTGTCCACTCGGTGTTGTACTTCACATCGTGCCTTCCGTCTGAACGAATGATGTCAATCGCTCTGCTGTGAACGTAACCTCCATGAAGGAACTGTCCGTACAATATCCATTGACCTCGAACCTTATGTTGAATCTTCATGTCAGAGAGGAGAAGATTGAGTTTTATTGCGCTCATTCCGTAGTCCTGTGCTATCTGCGTGATGGTCATCGTAGCATTGCTTTGCAGGATCTGATTGTAATAACTTACCTTGGGTAGCATCTCGGTAATCTTGTTTCCTAATTTCACGTTCTCCTTGCTGATAGTAAGGATCTCTTGTTGCTGCTTTCGGTTCTCCAACGCCAACTGCTGCTTCTCTTCCTCTGATTTGACCAGAGATTTGAGAGCTTCGAGATAGTTCTGAGGGACAGATGGCTTTCGGTGTTGCTCTTCCAGTTCCTTCCATCTTTTAATCAACTTGGCTCTCGCTTCATCATTGAACTTGGTGGCGATGTAAAGACATTCTTCCTTGTTGATGGAGTAGTAAGGTCTCATCTTGTGACCTCCGTTGTTTGTCTCAACCTCTTCCTGCATCAGGGAAAAATTTCCCCCTTGCACTTTTTGCCATGCTGGCTCCATCTTTCGGATGGCTTTCATCACATCATTGTGTGGCTTGCCAGTAATCTCTGCAATCTGTAGTGATGTCATTCTTTCACCATCTACAATAGTTGAAATTTCATTCATAGGATTCCTCCATTTTTAAAATCGGGCGGTAGTGTATGAAACAGAAAGTGACAAATTTTCATTTTATACGTTATTATATCTACCGTTGCCCGATTGTAGTTTTTATTTTGTACCTTTGCAGGTGACAAATTTTTATTTTAACTTAATTCAATTTCGTATGAAACAGAAAATCATTGCAATCACACGCTCAATAGATGAGCTAAATGATTTGGAGAGTTATCTTAACTCTATTGTCAGTCAATCCAATCTTGATGGTTGGAAGGTATCAAGCGTATCAACTTGTAATAGTACGCAAGTTACACGAGGTGGAAGTGAAAATACCAGAATAACAATATTGTTAGTTCTTGATAAAATTTAAAACTTCCTTTGCTCTACCCAAATCAACTTTAAATTTGTTCGGATGCGATTGTGAATCTATACACCCATCGAATTTTTTTGCCAAGTAGAGCATTATCTTCCAATCCGTGATTGGCGAATTGTAAATCCATTCAAAAACTTCTTCAAAGTTGTTTTCACGTTCGCCAATCATTCTTACGAGTTTATACCTCAGCCATGTTCTGAATAATCTCTTAATCATATTACCTCCTTCTTTTAGTAGAAGAGTACCTTATCGACTACGACTCCTCCGAACTCCTTCAAGGCATCCTGCCTGATGTATTCAGACTGCTTGCTCTGACTTCTAAACCCTAAAGCGTTGTAAATGGTCTCTCTTTGGCAACCATACCGCTCGGCAAGTTTTTTTCGTCCTTCACGCGAAACCTTGATAATTTTTATCTTTTTTACTTGCATAACTTAAATTTTTGTTGTATTTTTGCCTTTAATAATTAATAAACTTGTTGTTTACGTGTGCAAAGGTAGCCGTTTTAGATTAAACTACCAAGAAATTTCTCGAAAAAGATTAATCTATTAAGATTAATTAGGTATGGTTTAAAAATGTAAAATGTATGGAAATGACTATTTATCAAAGAGTTAAGTGCGTTTTAGAGAACAAATCTATTTCCGTTAACGCTCTCTCTAAAAAGATTAATGTAGCCCAAGCTACTTTGAATCCTCAGCTAAAAGGGGATAGATCTTTAGCTGCCAATGTCGTAGAGAAGATATTGACTGCCTTTCCTGACGTGTCTGCTGAATGGTTGATGCGTGGGGCAGGTACTATGTATAGTAACCAAGATGCAGATGATTCTTCTTGTATGGCTGCTGAGACTTTTCATTGTGAAGAACCTAAGATAGAAGAGTCTCATCAGGATGATTCTGTCTGGAAGGCTAAGTATGAAGAGTTAGAGAAACGCTACGACCAGCTATTGTCCATCTTGGGCGGTGGTATGAGAAAAGCAAATGTCGGATAATTAAAATGTTTAACTAAACAATATAATTATGGTAAAATCAATCAAGAAGACGGCTACACTTGCCGCCATCGCCCTTTGCATGGTATCATGCAAGAGCAGCTACTATCAAGTTTATGAGGTTTCGACTGACAACCTAAAGACGCAGGACAACTCGCTTGTCTATGAGAATGAGGACTGCAAGGTTCTCTACAACCTATGGTCTCTGGATGGAGAGTTAAGATTCGCAGTACAGAACAAGACCAACAAGGACATCTTCGTCAACATGGGTCAGTCTTTCTACGTAATAAACGGTAGGGCTGTTGACTATTATCAGGGCAGAAGCTATACGCAGCAGGAGTACAGCCAGACCACTGTTGCAACAACTTCCGCATTTGCAAGGGGAAGTGAATATGGATTTTGGGGGAGTGATGTGTACGTTGAGCGAGATGTTGCGAGTGCAGTGGCAAACCTACAAAATAAGACAAAAGCCACATCAAGCAGCGTGACGATGAAGGAGAAGGAAGTCGTCTGCATCCCTGCCAAGTGCTACAAGGTGTTCGGGTATTACAAAGTTTCCCCTTCTTTTATGCAGACATGCAACAAGGACAAGGACTTCCCTAACAAAACATGTCAAGTGGGAATCTACTCAAAGGGTAACACGCCTATAGACTTCAAGAACAGAATCGCCTACGGCTTTGACAAGAATGAGGTGGCAAGCAAGCATATTGACAACGAGTTCTGGGTTACCAGCGTCACCAACTACTCTAAGAGTGCAGCCACAGAGAAGTCAAATGAGAAGACAGAATGCTATGGAGTGAAGTCTTCCAAGAGCGAGAGGGTATTCAAGATTGGGGGGCCAGACAAATTCTATAAGTATTATGAGAACGATGGCGTATCTGGCGGATATGGCGGTTTCTAAACACAAAAGGACATCCTCTCGGGTGTCCTTTTCTTGCATCAATCATCGAAGAACTTATCTATAAGTCCCATCGCTTCATCTTTTTTCTTATCAATAATCTTAGCGTAAATCTCGGTTGTCCGTATATTGGAGTGCCCAAGCAACTTGCTGGTAGTGTAGATGTCCGCTCCAAGGGTAAGCATCATCGTGGCAAAGGAGTGCCTGGCGGTGTGGAATGTAACATATTTCTTTATTCCAGCAGACTTAGCCCAATCTCTCACGACCATACACAACTTTGACTTCTTGGTAAGATGGCCGAACACAAACTCTCCTTCTCCTCTCTCGGGTAGCCATTTAACGGCTTCGTTGGATAACTGGTAGGTGATGGTCTTCTGCGTCTTCTGCATGGTTATAGATAGGCGGTAGTGGGTATTTCCATTGGCATCTGTTACTTGCTCTATATCATCCCATTTCAGCTTCCTGATGTCTGAGATACGCAGGCCACAAAAGCAAGAAAACATAAACGCACGTTTGATCACCTCCTTCTCACATTCAGTCTCAGCCATTTTTTTTATCTCGTCAATAGTCAGGTACACTCTTCCAGCATCGTCATTTGCTTTAGGCCTATCTTCTGTGTCGATTTGCTCCATTGGGTTCTTCGGTATTATACCATCCTTTGCCGCCTTGATAATGACAGAGCCAAAGTATCTGTAGTATGTCCTGATTGAGTTCTTGCTGAGTGGTTTCCCTTTATGAGAGGTTGTAGTGTTGAGGAATCTAATATAGCCTAAGCACCATTCTTTGTCAATGTCCTTCATTTGGACATTGTTACCTTTGTATTCTACGATAAGCGATTTCGCTCGGTTAAGAAAGGTCTCTTTATAGGTAGGGTTAACTCCCTTCTTGTATCTTATGAACTTGTCTATATAGTCAGAGAGCTTCATTTTACCCTTACTCTTGCTCTCTATCCCAGCCATTCCATTCTTGATGTCAAGGATGCGCTGCGCTTTGATCAGATTGGCTACTTCTTTAGTCTCCTTGTTCTTTCTTTTGCACTCAACTTTATCTTTGCCTGTCTCAGGCAGGAGATAAAGTTTTAGGAATTCATATACTCTCTTTCCATCCTTGTAGATGTCGAGATAGATACTAAGATTCCCATTGGATAGTTTTTTGTACCTGATGGTGACTGGTTCTTTATTAGAATTGTAACTTTCTTTCTTTTACCTTTGCACCCAGGAATCAAGTTAGGATATTTGGTTAATGGGTGTTAAGGTGAACTATCTTTCTTTCAAGGTATGCCCTTTCTC